ATAAATCAAGTAAAACAAATAAATCAAGTAAAACAAATAAATCAAGTAAAACAAATAAATCAAGGAAATCAAGTAAATCAAGTAAATGACTTTAATTGAGAAACATGATATTTTCCGATAAGTGAATCTTTATTTTTATTATTTGGAAAATAAAGATTAAATGAGTCAAATGAAATATTTTGTTTACCTATCATTTCTTTTTCTTTAAATAATTTGTATGTAATATGATTATCTTGTTTATTAAATAAAATTAATTTCATAGAATTTATTTTAAATATACCTTCTTTAATAAAAGGTGTTTTTGCATAACCAATAATATGATGGAAAATTTCGTCTGGTAATTGATGTGCCATTATTACAAATTGAATAAGTATTATTTGTTTCAATTTTATTATTTTATAATAAAGTATTTAAAATAATGATTTGAATATATTCAATGAGTAAGTCTACATTGAATAAAACTCAAAATAATGTATTATTGACAAATTTAAAGAAATTTTATAGTTGTGATGATAATCTTCCTAAAATGTTATCAATCATTAATGGAGAATCATCAATATCTCTCCGAATTGTAGATTGGTTCTCGACTAATTATTCTAAAAAAAATTTTACTTTATATATATTGAAGAATGGAACAAGATTTAAGGTTTATAATGATTATAAATTAAAATTAAGAGCATATTCTAAAAAAAGATTTGATCCATTTTGTAGATGGGATAGGATTACAATACCTTATCAAGATAATACATCTATACAAACGACTATAGGACAACTAAATTTTTTTAAATGGGCGTTAGAAAATGAGGTAATTGATTATATAGAGAAAAACTATAAGATGATAGAAGATGATATGAATTTAAGAAATAGTTCATCTAAAAGTAAAAATAATGATAAAACAAGGAAAAAGAGAGAAGAATTATCAATTTCAGCAAGTAAAACTATTTTTAAAGAAAATATAGAAATTGTTGTTTCGTTTAAATAATATAAACAAAGACAACAACATTAAATAATGGGAAATGTTTCAATTTGTAAAATAAATTTCGAGGATATACAAAATAAAATAGAAAAGGAAAATGATTTTATATTAATTAGTACTTTATCAGAAGATTTACAAAATTGTTTAATATATAAAACAGTTCAATCAAATAAGGAGATAGAAGTTATAAATTCATTATTAAAAAATGATAAGAAAAAACATATTATTATATACGGTAAAAACTCATATGATATGTTAGTATTAAAAAAATATAAACAATTAATACAATTAGGATTCGAAAATATTTCAATATATACAGGCGGTCTTTTTGAGTGGTTATTATTACAAGATATATATGGAGACGATATGTTTAAAACAACAAATAATGTAATAGATATATTAAAATATAAATAATATTATTATGGAAAATATTTTAATGATAAGTGCAAATTATTTATGTGATATCATTCCAGATGTTTCAAAGACAGGTTTTTGGCAAAAAAATCAAATTATATTATGTTCAAATAGAAATCATTATTATATGAGTTATAAAGAGGTACTTATACAATATTATTCTGAATTAGAATGTATACATATACTAAATTTTCTACATGATTCATTTGTCAATATTATATTAAACGAATATACAGATATTCAATATATTGAATATTATAAAAAAATGGCAATTGATGATACAATTCAAAACTGTTATTTTATAAATAACTAAATTATTTTATAAATAAATAAATTTGTTTAAACCATTCTGTATACTGTTCTTCATTATTTGTTGTATCTATATTACCATTTAAGGTTAAACATTCTTTCTTTGATAGAGAATTTAACCAAGTGTCATGATAATTATTACATTTTACTAAATATGATAATTCAATTTCTTCTCCTTTTCTAGAACGTTTTAATACTCTTTGATGTGAAATTTTTGGAGTAGTTTTAATATATACTTGTTTTTCAATAGGGAACTTTTTAATAAAATGCGAGAACCATTTTTTATAAATTTGGTATTCTACATCTTCAATTTTGTCATCATCATAAAGCATTTTAGCAAATACATTACAATCAGTAAGAAGACTTCTTTCAGTAATAATATAATCGTAATCTTTATCTAATGCATCTTCTAAAATAGACAACCTAGAGATGTATGCCATCATTTGAAATGAGAAAGCATATTTATTTTGATTTTTATAATATTTCTCGATCATTGTTTTTCCAGATGAATCGCGAATGTCATTCCATTGATCTACAGGTTCTTGTAAGAAACAAACCTTTTTATCAGTTAAATGATGAAGTTTCATTTTTTCAACGAAGGTTGATTTCCCACTGCCAATATTTCCTTGGATACTTACAATGACGACCATGATTAAATATAATATATCATTTATATTCATTTCAATTTATTTAAAAACAATTAATGAAATGAATATAAGTAATGGATTTAAAACAAAATAAACTATCAAAAGATGAATGGGAACATATTGAAAAAGGTATTTCAAAAAATGAAAAGGACATCATGCAAATGATTATTGATGGATTTTATAATGTGGATATAAAAGAAAATAAGAATACTTCTTTTTTATCTTTTTTAAAACTTCAATATACAAAAGAGAGGGAATATTATATATATGTAACGTATTTTCATAATGAAATTAAGAATATTATAAATGAAGATAAAATAGTTTTAAAAAAAACATTAAATAAATCTGAATTAATTCGTTTTAAGAATACTGAAAATCAAATAGAGAGAAATAAAGAATCCATATATGAGTTTGTCTTAATTCATTTTCTAAAGAAAATATTTAAATATAGAAATCGTCAAGAAATAAAATGGAATTATTACTATTATACTCTATATCATCTATTAAAAAATACAATATATTCTATTAATACAATTCTATTAGAAAAGATAAATGATTTTATGCATGAAATACGTTCAGAAATAGATAGTTTATATTTGTTTCAAAATGGAAAGAAAATAATAGAGGAAAATACAAACTTATTTCAATATTCAGATATAAAACTATATCAACATCAAAGAGAGATTTTTAATAAATTTCAAGAATATAAACCATCACTTACATTATATGTAGCGCCAACAGGAACAGGAAAGACTCTTACACCTTTGGGATTGAGTGTAAAATATAAAATAATATTTTTATGTGCAGCAAGACATGTAGGTATATCATTAGCAAAAAATTCAATTAATTGTAAAAAAAAAGTTGCTTTTGCTTTTGGTTGTGACTCTAAGGACGATATTCGTCTTCATTTTTTTGCGGCAAAAAAATACTCAACAAATCTAAAAACAGGAAAAATATTTAATATAGACAACAAAGATGGCAGAAACGTCGATATATTAATTTGTGACTCCAAATCGTACTTACACGCACAAGATTATATGTTAGAGTTTAATAATAAAGAGAATATTATAACATATTGGGACGAACCAACTATATCAATGGATTATAAAGATCATCCTTTACACGAATATTCAAAAAATATTTGGAGAATGAATAAGATACCTCAAATAATTCTCTCTTCAGCAACTTTACCTTCTCTTAAAGAAATTCCAGAAGTAGTACAAGACTTCAAAGTTAAATTTGAAAATTCAATAGCAAGAGAAATATACAGTTATGATTTTAAGAAAACAATCACTATATTAAATAAAGAAAGTGAAATAGAAGTGCCACATACATTATATGACTCATATGAAGATATTCAAAAATGTTGTCTTCATATTCAAGAGAATAAAACCATATTAAGATATATTGATTTAGGATTAGTAATAGATTTTATAATGTTAAATACCGAAATATTTAATACGATTGAAACAACATTTAATACGATTGAAAAGATAAACATGGAAGAAATAAAGTTATATTATATTGATACATTGAAAATGTTAACAAATGAACAATGGAAAAAAATAAATAAGATAGACAAAACCAAATTATATCCTTCTACTATTAAAATAACAACAACTGATTCATATACATTAACGGATGGTCCAAGTGTATATTTTGCTGAAAATGTAGAAAAAATAGCAAAATATTGCATTCATATATCGAATATACCAAAAGAAACAATTTCAAGATTGATGAAAACAATAGATTACAATAATATATTATATGATAAATTAGAAAAATTAGAAAAATCATTAGAGGATAAACAAGTTGAAGATAAGAGTAATAAATTATCGTGTGATACAAGAGGAGGAGAGATTGTAAAAGAGATAAAAAAGGAGATTACAAAAATTTATAGAAATATAAAAAAGGTAGAGTTAGATGAAGTCTATACACCAAATACAATAAAACATATGAATAGAATGAATGTAGAAAATAAAAAAAATGTATTTCGATCAGACATATCAGAAAAGACCATAGAAAATATAATGGAAATTGATAATATAGATAATACAACTAAAATTTTATTAATGATGGGTATAGGTATTTTCAAAGAAAATATGAACAATGAATATACATTGATTATGAAACAATTAGCACAAGAACAAAAATTATTAATGGTTTTATGTTCAACAGATTATATATATGGTACAAATTATCAATTTTGTCATTGTTACATTGGTTCGGATCTCTCGGAAATAACACAAGATAAATTAATTCAAACAATGGGTAGAGTCGGTAGAACTAACGTTCAACAAACATATACCATACGTTTTAGAAATAATGATATGATAAAAAAATTATTTCATAAAAGTGATTATAATCAAGAATATGAAAATATGAAGAAATTATTTAATTCAAATGATATACTATGAAGAATTTAATTTTAATAATATTATCAATTATAATATTATCTTATTATGTGAATGAATATAATCTTGTAGAAGACATAAAGGATGAAATAAGAATTAAAATATATAATGGGTTAACAATTATTTTTATTTTATTGCTCGTATATTATTCTTTATTTTATAATTTCACACAAGGTTTATATAGTACATTTATCACATGGTGTATGCTTATTGTTTCAACACCTATACCAGAAGCCGGATTATTAATATCTATACCATTAAAGAACTTATTTAATATTAATTTAGATATTACACAATGGGTTGTCTCTTTTGTTTCACTATTAATAATATATTTTTTGTATTATAATTATAATTACACTTTAAAACAAAGTAAAGCAGGAATGTATGCATTAAAAATTATAAACTTGAATATGTATTCAATATTTATATATTCTATATTATCATCTGTAAGTATTTCATATTTAATCAATGAGTTTATTGATTTTTATGTATATAAAAGTAAAATAGAAAACATTGAAATATATGGGTTCATTAGTATTCTCTCTATAATACTATATATAATACAATTTAGAAATATAATATGATAATGAACAATGATATATTGTAGTAAATGTTATAAATTAAATAAAGGAAAAAAGAAAATTATTTACAAATTAAAAAAAAGTGATGTAAATAATATAATTGAAATATTAAAATGTGGAATAGTATAATTATTATAAATAGTATAATTAATGGATATAATTATACTATTTTTTGTAGTTTTAATATTAGATGGTATCTATTTATATTTGTCTTCAAGTATATCTTTACCAGTTATTGAAAAAATACAATCATCTCCTTTACGTTTAAATTATAGTTACGCCTTTCTATGTTATGTTTTAATTATATTTCAATTATATTACTTTATTATAAAAAAGAAGGAAAATATTTTAAATGCTTTCTTATTAGGTTTTACAACATACGGTATTGTTGAATTAACAAATGCAGCAATATTTAAAAATTGGGATTATAATTTGGTTATACTAGATATGTT